GCACCTTTGCCCTCGTTGTAAACGATGAGCGTGCCAAACTCCCAGCGCACCTGTTCGCCCCAATGCGAGCCAATCGTGTCCACCAGATAGCCAATGTTGCTCGACTGCGGATCGCCCACTAACCATTTGTCATAGGCATAAACCAGATTTCTAGCCCGATAAGCAGCGAAACCTACAACTGTCGATACGAGGTTAAACCAAACAAAATCTTGCAAAATTTGCGACGCAGCCGAGTCATACACAATCGTTCTGTCTGGCAGATGAATATAAAGATGCTGATGCGATCGGTCATTGCGAGCCTCTAGCTTGACTGTTGCAAGCTGCGCTTCCGTAAATTGCAACAGAATCTCATCAATTTCTTGGGTGCTAATTTTCTTAGCTGTCCCATTTGCACCTAGGTAGATGCCTGGTGCTTCATTGCGACCACTTCCTAAAAATGCAATCGTCTCTAAATAAACGCAGCAGGCAAACGTACCGACCACGCCTTTCTGAACCTGTGCGCCATCAATACGTTGGAATGGAAATAAATCACCACCCACGTTGTCAAACACCTCAATCGTGTTTCTGTTCAGCGCATAGACTTCGTTTCTTAGCTTTAATAATGCCACCACAGGGTCAGGATCGACCTCAGAGCTACCGTATTTAAGAGGGTTGACTTGGAATGGGTCTGTGAGTTCTGTGACCACCAAGAACTCGCCATCAGTGGTCATAAAGTAACCATCGACCCAAACCACATCTAAAACCACACCTAGATCAGGATCAGTTACTTGAGCGAGTGTTGACCCGTCCCAGTAATACAAACGCCCACCAGAGGCAATTGCTAACAGATCAAAGCTGTAATCAAACGTGACTAGTTCATTGACTGGACCACCGACATCGCCAAGAATCGTCACAACACCGCTGCTCGAAATCTCAACTAGCTTAGTCCCCATCACTCGATATAGTTGGCCTTGCCAATTGATACCGCCTCGATCCGCACCTGGTCCTGTGCCGTTAGCCACAATCCCATCGGCTGGGCGCAAGTATCCATTACTAATCCCGCTTTGCTTTGGAGTCGGCACAAGATTGACTGGGTAAGAGGTGCGTAAGTCTGGCCCGTTGTCAGTAAATATGCCGGACAAAATAGGGATTTGCATTTACTTTTTCGCCTTATTTCTGGCAGAGATTTTCTTGGCTTTTGATTGTGCATCATCCTTAGACGATGCGCCCCAAGCTCGCAAACTTAACAGCAACCTCGTTGGCTCGCCATCTTTATACTCTGGCCCTGCGTTGCCTGCCATGCGTGCCAAGAAACTAGCTCGGCGTGGATTGTCACCAGACTTAACAGGGGCTTTGAGATTCATGCCTTCAGCCTTTGCACTTGCCCGACCCTTGGCATTCAGCCCACCCTTTGGGTTCTGCCCTTCCTTGCGAGTGTAAGCAGGGGATTTCATCTGTAAGCCTTGGTTTTGGCTGCTACCTTCTTGGGCTGTTTGGCAAACTGTTCGCCCTTTGCTGTAGCTTCCCGCTTGGCTTTGGTGGTCGCTGCATACTCAGCGGGTGAGAGTGCCTCAATAGCAGCCTTTGGCAGATAACGCTCACCTGTCTCAGACGATGGTTTGCCAGACTTAGTACCCCAATCTTGCCGACCCCAATCCTTGAGGCTTTTCTGCGATGCTTTCATTTATAGCCGCCTCCCTTCTCTTTGTACTTCTTCGCCAAAAGTTGGGATTTCCTTGCTGACCATTCGCCAGATGCTGTACCTTGCACAGCCGAACCCTTAATCTCCGCAAACAGACGCTTTCGCATCGTTGGCTTCGTATAGTTGCCAGCTTCGTTGACAGAGGATTTGGGCTTTGTGGCCATTATGCAGCGACACCCTTGATGACCGCAAAGTTAAAGACCGGAGTTTCTGTGGTCGTGCCGCCTGTGGTGCGGAATGTAATATTAAAACTTCCCGCTGCCACCGCTGTTACCATCAGATCATACAAGTCTGTTCCCGATTTTTGATTCAAGATAATCACATCAGTTGCCGCGACGGTGCTGTTCGTCACAGTAAAAGTGGCCGCAACAGTTGTGCCTGCTGCACTAAATAGCGTGATCGCGCCAGATGTCTTGTTTAGCGTGACACTTGTTGTGCGGCTTGTGCCTTGAATAACCGTGCCGCCAGCACCCGTTGAGTAACCTACGCCAGTTGTGCCTGATGACACAATCGTTCCTGTCGCTGTCAGACTTGTGCCTGTGGCCGCGCCAATGTTGGGTGTGATCAATGTTGGCGTGTTTGCAAATACGTTTGCGCCTGTGCCAGTTTCATCCGTCAATACCGCAGCCAAGTTTGCACTCGATGGGGTAGCCAAAAATGCTGCCACATTCGCAGCCAAACCAGAAACGCCAGTGGCAATTGGCAAACCAGTGCAATTAGTCAATGTTCCAGAAGTTGGTGTGCCTAGAATCGGTGTTACCAATACCATACTGGTCGATGTGCAAGCAGAAATGTTGCCGCTTGCAACCGTCCCCAAAATCGGTGTGACAAATGTCGGACTAGTGTTAAACACCAACAGCCCTGTGCCTGTCTCATCAGTCATTGCCGTGCGTAGATTTGCACTGGTTGGGCTTGCTAAGAAGTTTTGAATACCCGCAGCATAGACAGTATCAGAAATAATCTGATACCAAGAATTTGTCGGCTGATAAAACCGAATTTGCGTGGCCGTTCCTGCCGCCAATGATGTCACCGCACCGTAAACCGCTGTCGCACCATTTAACGCAATCGTCAAAGAGGTGATTTCCTGCGTCGATGTAATCAGCACAGTCGTACCATCCGGCACGCCAGTATTCAATGGCAACGTAATTGTGCCAGTTGCCAACGTACCCGCAGGCTGCAAAAGCATCCATTGATCGTTGCTAACTGGTGTCGGGACAGTAATGTTAAATCCTGAGCCTGGCACATACAGGTTGACCGAAAGAGTCGGAGACGCAAAGCTCTGTTGAAAGAAAGTCAGCAAACTGCCAATTGACGTTCTGCGAGCATCGCCATTGTTAGGCGAATAAACAGGCAGTTGATCTCCGCTAGAAATCGTGCTGAGTACGGGCAGTTGATTGATGGTTGGCATAGCTGTTCCTTAGTTGTATTCGATTGGACCATCTGGACCAGCGTCCACAGGAAAATAGGGTGGTCGTACAAATGGGTTGTCGTAAACTCGCCAAGGCTTGTTGCCTGCGCCAGATGGCATTGTGCCAGGCAGCTGCTGCTCCAGCGGAAAGGTCGCACGCTGTAGCAAAATGTCATAGCCTTGTTTGGCCACAACCTTGGTCTCTGGCATCACTTGTTTGCCATAACTTGGCGCAAGCCTGATGCCTAGAGAGCAGATAATCGCCTCATATGCCGAATCAGGCACGTTGGTCTCTTCGTCCAGATCACCATCTTGTGGGCTTGATGGGATGGGATAGCCAAGTCTAATGCCCTTGGCGTTCCAATCTGCCATCATCGCATCGAGCCTGCGTCTGGCCGTGTCAATTTGCTCTGGCTGCAAGTCAAAGACATAGGATGCAAGCCCGATTTCTTCCAGCGCAGCTGAGATGAATTGCCGCTTGCTATAACCCATGTCAGCCTCCTAGTGCTGTTTCGATGAGTGAACTCAATTTCTTGTCTGACGTTCTGCCGTCAAATTTTATTCCAAGCTCGCGTGCTTTGATAGCCATTTCGTCGCGGGTCGGAGCAGACTCAATGATCGGATCTGTATCCTCGATGACTTGCTCAACCGCAACTGGCTCTCTCACACGCACATTCATAGGCGATGGGAAATAAACCTTGATAGCTTTTCGCTCAATCTGAGCCTGCTTCTTGGCTTTCTTTTTAGCTAAACGCACCTCACGCCATTCAGCGCGAGGTGCATTCTTAATAATTGCTGCAGACTTAATCATTTCTTCTTTGCAACTTTCTTGGCAGGCTTGTTCATGCTGTAAGCCATCGCCACGGCTTGCTTTTGGGGCTTGCCAGCTTTCATTTCTTTCTTGATAGTCTTGGACATCATATCGCCCATCTTCTTACCCATCATAGCGTTCTCCTGTT